CAGGCGCACCAGCGAACTGATCTGCCCAACGCCATTCACGGTCAACATTAGCACCAGATGTAATTGCCGAAGCAAGACCTGTTGCTGTGGTGGTTGGGTATCTTACGATGGTCGCATTAAGACTAGCGAGAGCAGTAATACGATATTTCTGACCGTCAGCTTCTTGTAGATAGATAATATCACCTACAGAAAAACCTGTAGCAGATGTTAGTGCAACAACAGTATCACCAGCAGCTTCGTTCGCTGATGTTGTTGTTTTAGTAGTCTCGGAATAACCAGCAGCCGTATTACAGAATTCGACTCTCAGATTATTGCCCCAACTACCAGCACTTCTCGCCGCACAGAAACCTACAGTGGGCCCGGCAGAACCATCATCATAAGGACCGGTAACACCATCACCGTCCGCATAATGTTTATTATTTTTGATTAGAATTGCTGTACCACTGGCACTAGCATTAACCGCACCAGTTGTCTCAACTCTAACTACCTTTAACGTGTTGCTATACATCAAGAAAGCAGCAGCACTAAACCAATACTGATGGTTTGTTGTATTTGGCTTACCAAAAATATTGGCAAGTTGCTCTTCAGATTCGATTGTGACTACCCAATCAATCGGACCTTTTTGAGCAGCAATACAAATTCCACCGATACTAGTCGGCTCATTTCTAACTGTAGTAGTTAGATCAATTTCTCGTATAGCTACACCAGGCGAAACTAGATCAACCATTTTCTATTTCTCCTTGGTTATTGTTAATAAAATTATCATATAAATGTTTCACTCAAGTTTGTATATAAGTTATTTATAAAATACCCATTCTACAGACAAACATCCGTATTCTTATAAAACTAACCTACTAAATAATAAAGAGACAAATGTTTATGAAAGGCATCTATGTAATAAAAAATAACGATGACGAGCCTGTGTATGTGGGTAAGGCAGTCAACATCTACAATAGATGGGGAGACCATCTATCTAACTACCCTTATGCTGAATACAAGTATGAGGTATTAGAGATAGTTGGGGGTAGATTAAACGAAAGAGAACAATATTGGATAGACGAAATGAATACACTACTAAACGGAGATAACAAAGTAAGAGCAGTCAAGCTTGTAGAAACAAGACAAAGGCCCAACCCAGAACACCTACCCCCAATATTAAAAACAAGATATCCAAGAAAACGAGTATTCGATTTACTCAAAACATTTGATGGTGATGTTTGTAGTATCTGCGGCGATCCAACAACACGTTACCTCACTTGGTATCCATATCACAATAAGATTAGAGAACTCTATTATCGTTATGGCACAAAGACACAAGAAAGGAGGCAAGCGGAAAAACTAATAGATGACTGTCGGCCTGTCTGTCATCACTGTGTTATTGATAAAGAATGGGGAGAAGAAAAGGCTCCGTTCTAATTCCAATCCGGATAATTCTTTACAGGACGCCAATAGTCACCATCATTATCTAGAAATGGAACGATATCTTCACCATAATGTACACCATCATCTATGAAACCAAATGGTGCCATATCAGCTTCAATATTTTCTCGTTGACTTTCATATAATCTTTTTCTGATATCTTCATCAGTCAAGTCTTTAAAATATTGTTGATCTGTTAGCCAAGAAAAGAATACCAGACACATCATCAAATCATCTGTTGCACCTTCTTCAGCTTCAAAGGACGATCCTTTCTGAACAAAGGTAGACATCTCTGCAATAATATCAAAATCAGCTAATAGCAATTTATCACCTTCAATTAATTGTTTTAAGTTAGAACATCCTATTCGTTTTACTTGTTTAGTTGTTCTAACACCTAAATCGGTCTGACCATCACCAAAACCACTACCAACTATCTGACCAAGACGACCTCTCATCTGTGTCATTATAATATTTTCATAGGCCATATCATGGTGTAGTGCGTCTGCAATCTGTCCACCTATATCATTAATCTCTACAAGTATCTGTGATTCGTTATAAGACTTTGCAGTTCTATAAATGATATCAGGAAATACAAGAGGTTTAATCTCATTGTCTCTAAACTTTGCAACTAATTTATAAGGCATCTGTGTAATATCTAATACAACAAATGCACTATAATCATTTGAGCCACCTCTTGATACATCAACAGTCATACAATACTGATGTCCTTTAATAGGTTTTTCATATACATCTAACCCAGCATTAGACTCTATAGGATCATGGTAAGGAATTTGTTGTATCTTTTGTGGTGATATCAGAGTATCAACACTACCCAAGAAGGAACATTCAAACTCTTGTAGAAACTGTTGCTCACTTGTATTCTTAATCGTTTGTTCTTTCCATGCATCATCTCGACCAGGCACTTCTGACCAATGAACTTCAATAGGTACAAATTCATTTCTTTTATTCTCAGCATCTACCCACATCTTATAAAACATATTCATACCACGGGGTGTAGATACTATCATTACCTTCGATGTTTGACCTGAAGAAATTGTCGGATAGACCGAACTAAAGAACTGCTCAGCAATATTAGAAGGAACGAACGCAAACTCATCAAGAAAGATAATATTATAAGAACCACCACGAACAGCAGAAGCAGAAGTAGATGCAGCCAAGATTTTAGAACCATTCTCTAACTCCAAAGAACCTTTATTCCAATTCATCACTCCCATCTGTAACCATTGAGGTAAATGTTCATATGCAAGTTGTAATCTAGAAAGCAAATCTCTTGCAGTAGATGCCTTGTTAGCTAGTATCGCAACATTGACAGTAGGATTAAAAATGACGTAATGAATAAGATACGATAAAATAGTAGTAGACTTACCAGACTGTCTAGGTAGCTTACATATAGTAAACCTATTCTTATGAAACGTACCCACAATATCTTTCTGGAAAGGATACAGATCAAAAGGTACAAGACCTTCATCAATACTAACAATCTTCACATACTTCTGAATAAAGTATATCGGATCATCTGAGCACTTTAAAAACTCAGTGACCTGATCTTCTGTATATTCGTGCCGTACCTGTGCAGATTTTAGATTAGGGTTGCCCTTATAAGTTTCAACCGCCATTAGACTTATCTTTCAGTAGTGATTGTAGTTCTTTGGTTGATCCAATAAACAGTGCATTAGTTACATTCTTTGGACCTTTATCTGGAACTTCTTTTAGTTGCTGCATTTTCTGTTGTAAATCAGCTAGTCTCTCTGTAACTTCTGATACAGTCTTAATCAACTGTCCTGCAACTTCGTATGTTCTAGGATGTTCACTTTCTTTTGCTAGATCAAGTATGCCTGTAATAGCGTCCTGACCCCTCTCAATGAGGTTGTAGAAGTTTTCTCGACTATACTTGTAGTCTGTGTCGATATCTTCAAGACCTTCTGGAGGCCGGGGTACAAGAGGTTTAGGACTAACAATTTCTTGTTTTAAACTATTCTCTAAACCTAAGGCATCATTAATTGCATTATCTATATTACCGTAACTCATTATGTCCACTCACTTGTAGTTTCATTAAATCCAAAATCATCAAAACCATCAGCAGGTGCAGCAGCTGTTGCTGTATATCTTTGATGTCTGTCCGGTGCCGCGGCAGGTAAATCTGCATAAGTATCAACCTGTACTTTCGTGATTGGCTTCGCAGTTGTGACAGGACCATATACATATGATTTTGCAACAAACGCAAAGGTATAAATGATGGCTCGTCTTGTCTGAAAATCACCTTCATACGAATCCTCATATGCAATACTATTCAATACAACAGGAACATCTCGTACAATATCCATCTCAGGTACTTCTTTAATTGTTACCGTATATTCTGGTTGAAAATATGGTAGTATCTGTTCTACAATCTGAATACCATCATCACTATTCTTTGCCATAACAAATAATTCAAAATTCATATTATAAGGAACAGGTGAATACTGAGTACTCATCTGTTTTGTTTTCTTATCATCTTCGCCAGACACTTTCTTTTGTTTAATTATACGATTTAATTTTCTAGAAGGATCATAATCAAAAGATTGAATTTCAAAACCAATTCTAGGTAGTGTTAATGCTACCGTCTGTGTGATACCTGGATCTTGTGTTAATCTAGATATAAACTTTTGTTTGGGTCCATACGCCAAAGGAACTTTCATAGATTGTGTTTCCGTTCCTGCAGCATTTTTTCTAGAAATTACTATATCATTAAATAAACTACCAAACGCAATGATAGTTTTTCGTAAACTTTCGTTGTAAAAATAATTCCCTAACATTTATAAACTCTCCGTGGGTTCTCCAAATGGATTCTTTTCTGTGAAGTCTAGTACCGGATCACTAGTTCCTGGTAAAGCTGTAGATACAGCATCTGCTATCCATTCATTATCCGATTGTACATCTAGTGTAGTAATATTATAATCTTCGTTGATAATAAAGAAAGAATAGCCTGCGTGTGAGGCTTCTGTAAGAATAGAACCAAAACCAGCTTCATCTTCACCAACAAGATATCCTGTATCTGTTGCAGTTTCTAGGTCTATAAATCCAGTACCATCTTCAAGACCCAAATTCTCATTAACAAAAGTATCCGAAGCAATTTCGCCTGAGAATTGCCACCCAAGCACATCTGTGGAGTATTTGGTTTCAATGGCATCAATTTCTGTAATTCCTGTATCAAGTATTTCACTTGCATACTCAACGGTGCGACAATACAATTTAAATACTGGTAAATTATCTACTTGAAAAAATGGATCATCTTTGTCTACAAAACTAATTTCTAATAGTCTCTGAACTGTTGGCATATAAATCCAATCACCTTCATTAGGTCTTAATGCTGTGATTAGGTTTGTATCAGAACTTACTAAATCCAACCAACGCCTACGAGATACAGTGAAGGTTGTTTCATCTCGTATTTCTAATCCAAATCGTGTTATAATTTCCTTCTCACCTTCATACCCTTCAACAGTATCCATATACATTTCTATTGTATATGCATCACTAAATTTTGATAAAGGATCTTCTCCAAACAGCTCGTCTTTATTTACCAATGTTCTTGGTAAATAGTAAACATCATGGCCGTATATCTGTATGGCCTCTATCGCTAAATCCTCGTAGAGATATTGTTCCGATATTGTGCCTCTAGAAAAATGGTGATTAGTTGGCATCTAATTATCCTATATCGAAAAGAAGTGGCTCTTCCCAAGTTGTTTTTGATTGTTCTTCTAACACATTAATTTCTTCTTGAGCTTGAGTATAAATCATTTCACCATTCATTGTTACTCCACCCAACATAGTAACACCATTAAATTTAATAAGATTTTGTCCCCATTGTTTTTTAATAAGAGCGGTGGCATATTTTTTTAACCACAAATCATCATAGATATCAGTCCATATTGTTGGGTCTAATTTACGATAACACTCTATAATAATATATTCATTTACATCAACATCATCACCCCAATCCATATTAATGTATAGTCTGTTTTGGTGTACATTAAATTGAATTGGTTTCTCACCAATCAATATCATATCAAGAAAGTCAAGATGCATCATGGTCATCTGATAATGAATAACAGATTCAGATGAAAAGTCATAAAGATCATTGAGTCGTAACTGATATCGAACATCAAACATATTCAGATTACCACGATCACTAAATGGTAATACTCGTAGTACGCTTTGAACAGAAGATGGCATTGGAATATATGCTTGACCTGTTGTCCAAGTTATTTGATTTATACTGGTTACTGTTGCACCTGAATCGTGATTGCTTGAAAGTGCAGCTGTAGTCAGTACATTACCAGACTTGGCAGTATAAGCTATTGTCTCTGCTGGATTTGTTCCGTCTGCAGCAATAGTAATAGTTCCAGTTGCAGGAAAGTCCGTTGCATCCGTAAGAGTAACACTGGTACCGGCAGCAGATACAGCACCATTAAGTGTTGTAGTAATTTGATTACCGTCCGTTGCTGTTTCAGTTTCGTTTACATTTGCACGATCAACATCTGCCTGTGTTATTTTGTGTTTTAGATAAACACGCTGCATACCATTATACTGAAAAGTATAAAAGTATTGTAGTGCTTCATCTATACGATCATCTATTTGGTCATCATCAACATTAATATCTATAACTGGGTATCCCAATCGCCGTTTGCACCACGATTTTAATGTTGCTTTTGAATTTGGTATTGCCATATCTTATTTATCCTAAGGCCACTCCCATGGCTATTGAAAATCCCTTTGTAGCTTTTGTATCTAATTGTGTTTGTGCATTACTTGTTAATGAGTTAATATATTGAAACTCTGTACTTGTTACTGAACCATCTGCAATCTTTGTTGCATCAATGGCAGCACTTGCGTTTACATCTGCATCGACAATTACTCCAGTACCAATTGCAGCCGTGCCTGTTACATTTCCTGAACCATCAAAGCTCGCTGATGTCCAAACAACATCACCTGTTGAGGAGATTGTTCGACCTGTCGCTAATGCAGTTGATGTATCAGCATTACCAGTTACATCACCAGTTACATTACCAGTTACATCACCCGTTACATTACCAGTTACATCACCCGTTACATTACCAGTCAAGTCACCAGTTACATCACCAGTTACATCACCTTCCAAATCCGCAACAAGTGTTCCTACTGCATAACCTGTTCCACTAGTATTAACTGTTGTCGTTGGTGCCGCTTGATTATCTTTAAATAATTTCCATTTACCAGAATCAGATGCATCTCTAAACAATCCCGAATATAAATCTTGTGAACCAGATGTATCATATAATCCATAGAAACCTATGTCTACTGCGTCAGTAGTATTGTTGTTTGTGGCCATTGATAATAGTGGATCAGCAACTTCGATTGTTGTTGAAGATACAGTTGTTTGTGTACCACTAACTGTTAGGTTACCAGCAATAGTTACATCATTAGGAAGACCTATAGTAACAGTTGTACCTGACGCTGAAGTTTCTATCTCGTTTGAAGTACCAGCAATTGTTAATGTTTCTGAATCTAGGTCTACATCTATAGTACCACTGTCAGATGTTACATCTAAATCTTGTGCTGTTACTTGTGAATCTACATATGCCTTAACTGATTGCTGTGTTGGTAGAGATGTATCACTATCAGATGCCATATTATCTTCATCAATAGTGGTCATACCATCTAACAAATCAGCATTGAGATTTGTAACTTTAGTTGTAGATGCTACTGTGAATGGAGCAGTACCTGTAGCCACATCAGACTCAAAGGTCTGTGCCCTCATCTCATAATCACCAATATCAATATCAGCTGAAGCAGTTATTCCTGCTGTTGTTAGTGTTGTGATTGTTGTTGCTGCTATTGTTCCACCTTCAACTGCATCACCACTTATTTGATTATTGGCTAATGTTAAAGTACCAGTACTTACATCTAATGTTTTTCCTGCACCTACTGTAACATCACTTGTAGCGATAGTAGCGCCATCAATAGTACCACCATCAATATCAGGTGTATTAATATCTGGACTTGTTAATGTTTTATTAGTTAATGTTTGAGTGCCGCTTAATGTGGTTACAGTAGAATCTATAGCTAGCGATACAGTACCAGATGTTCCACCACCAGAAAGACCAGTGCCCGCAGTTACTCCGGTTATATCACCAACTTCTGGTGTAAACCATTCTAAAGTACCATTTGCATCTGAAGTTCTTAATGCTTGTCCACTAGAACCTACGGCAGCCGGAAGAGTTACTGTCCAAGAAGTAGATACAGTACCTGGTGCTTGTAAAGCAACATATTGGCCGCCAGTAGTATCTTGTAATCGCAAATCACCTTGTGCCGTAATATCTACTTGTGTGCCTGTAATCGCAGCAGGTGTTGTTCCACCAATCACAGAGTTATCTACTGTACCACCACTAATTGTTAGGTCATCAGCAACGTATGCGTCAGCAACAGCAGTACCTTGCCATGTGCCGGAAGTGATTGTTCCTACTGTTCCCAGTGAACTTGCAGATGTTACATTGTTTAGTGTATCAAGAGCAGATTCAAAATAAGTTTCAAAGTCGGTCATTGCGACTTGAACCATCGTGCCGTCATCGTTGACAACTACACGGTCAGCATCTGCCAGGGTAGTGCTTGTTGCAGTAGTACCACCGTCCATAATGTTGAGTTCTGCAGCCGTTGCGTTGACTCCGAGAGTTACTATTTGTGCCGCAGCGTCTGCGTCATCTAAAAGTGCCTTACCAGCAGTAGTCAAGTCATATGTTGCAGCCGTTCCAGTACCTGTAAACTGAATACCTTTATCAGCGGCAGAAGTTAGTCCGGCAAGTGCTGCTAAATCAGCATCGTATGCTTGTACATCTGACCCAATAGCGACACCTAGATTTGTTCGTGCAGCCGATTCGGTAGAAGCACCTGTACCACCGTGTGCTACTGCCACATCTGTTGCTTCCCATGTACCTGTTGCAATTGTACCTAATGCTGTAATTTGTGTTTGTGATGCCTCTACTGCTAGTGAAACTGTACCTGATGTTCCACCACCACTTAATCCTGTACCTGCTGTAACACCTTCTATATCACCGGCAATGGATCCCCATTCTATTGCAGTAGCGCCAGAATTTACTTTCAATACCTGGCCAGCAGTACCTAATGATGTAAGGCCAGTACCACCTACACCATAATCCATAAATTCCCCTGATTGAAATTCAGCAAGGCCTGTTGCTGTTGAGCCAGTATATACTGTTCTAATTGGTATCTTAGCTGCCATAATATTTTTCTTTCCTATTTAAAATATAAATTCTGCAATTGTCGGAGCGGTTAAACTTGTTCCGTTAGAAAATGTAAAATTTTCAAATACAAGATCACCTATACCAGCACCTTTAAATTCAAAATTTGAATTAGCCGTTGATAATCCACCACTACGACTAAAAAACGGAACAATTTTTGTAGCTGCACCAGTAGCGGTATTTGCAGTTGCAATAGCAGATGCTCCTACTCTAGAGCCTGTAGGTAATGTTGCACCTGAGGCAGCGATAGCTATTGTTCCTGTTCCATCTGACGAAATAGTTGCACCACCTAAATCAATAGTAGCAGCTGACAACCATATTTTTTTCCATCTTTTAGTACTACTTCCCAATTCATATGTATCGTCTGTTGTAGGTATAATATCACTATCAACCCTACCTGTATATGTTATAGTATCACTAGATGATGTTCCTAATGTAACTGCACTTAAAGTTTTATTCGTTAATGTTTGAGCTGTTGTTAAATCAGCAGTAACCGCAGTATCTATAGAAACGGTTACTTCTCCACTAGCGCCACCACCCGAGATACCAGTACCAGCAATAACCCGAGTTATATCACCAATCGCAGCTGAATCAATCCATTTATATGGTTCATCTGTGGGTGCTACATTTGGTTTATATGCCAACACATAACCATCTACTGCTGTACTACTATCTATATCACTTAAATCTGCTATATTACTTGTAGCTGTTGTCCATTTATATGGTTGAGATGTAGGTGCGACATTTGGTTTATATGCCAACACATAACCATCAGTCTTTGTTGAATCATCTACATCATCTAAATATTGTAATCTTACTTCACCAGAACCAGGTGCAGTAGCCATAACCTTTCGGAGTATTTGACTAACTCTAGATTCAAACTCTTTTGAACCGAGAGATGCAATTGGATCAGAAGCTCCTGTAAGTTGTAAAGCATTAGCCTCACTAACCTTACTTAAATATTCTACCGCCTGATCTACAGCAGTACCTTCTAATATCTTATAATCTTCTTCTGGTAATTCTGTTTTATGTTTTTCTAATAGTTCAGTTACTTCTCCGATAACTTTTACTGCATCTACTTCTTCTACTTCAGATTCTTTTCCTTTTAAATCTACTTCAAATAAAGATTGAAGTTCATCCATCACACCTAAAACAGTTTCATCTAAAATCTCTATATCTATATCTTCTTTGACAACAATAGATTTAATTTCTTTTTTCGTAGATACAGCCTGCTCAAGTTGAGTTATAAATGATGCAGTAGTTAATTGTTCCACAAATTGATTTACTTCTACAATATCAATTTCAGGCTCTATAATTGGTTCTTCTTTTACAGAAACAGGCTTTACTGCCGCTGTAACAGCAGCTTCTTCTAACTGAGAAAGAAAAGACTCCGTTGAGGAAAAATCCATTATCTTGTTACGCTCGGACTAACAGTTGCGATGCCCTGTTGTATGCGTTGTATTGTATTGGGTGATGCATCTAATGTTGTGATTACATCATAGACATAGCGACCTCTTTCCAAAGTGCCATATGCGCTTTGAACATCAGTCAATGCTAATGTATAAGTACCAGCTGTTGCTGAGACTGTCGCTACAGTAAAGGTTGTTGCGGTAGATGTGCCGTATGATTTTCTTAATTTGGCACTAACCGTTTTACCAGTTAAATCAATTACAGTTCCAGTATCATCTTTTGCTGTAAACTGTTCTGAATAATCTGCGTTTTGATCTATTACAATATTACGAACTGTGGCCATAAAAAACTCCAAATTCTTATTTGCTAATATTTATAAGAATTTGGAGTTAAGATTTTATTGTTTTATGCCCAGCCTAGACTTACTCCGTGGATTCTTGTTTGTTTAGAAGCACTTTGATTTGCTGTGGCCACCTTCCATACCATAGATGTTCCTGATGGTTGACCAGAAATATCTACATTACTTGCAGTTAAGATAGTTTGTCCGCCCGATGTTCCCTGTGACGCTAAAGTTACAGCAGTATATGTTGTCCCATTATCTCTTGATACGGAAGCAATAAGATCCGTATTGATAGTAGCCGTACCA